CATGCACCTGACTTAGCATGACGCATACGGTCATCACTCAGGTTAGACAGAGAGATCATGGCTGATCGACGGACACCGCCTACAACAACTACCTCACCAATCTTACACATGATGTCGTGGACTTCGAGTGAGCTAAGTTTACGGTGCTGTGCTTCCTTGAATGTACGGATGGTAAAGTTAAAGAGGTCAACCAGTGGTGCTGGACCTGAGGCACGACCACCGAATGTCTTAAGTTTAGCACCTGCTGGACGTACACGAGACACATCCCACTTAGGAATCTCCCCACTGTACAGGAGTGCAATCACTTGACGGAGAGACTTTGCCCAGCCTTCCTTGCTGTCCTTGACTACAACAGTTGTGTCACTCTCAAACAACTCAGGAATCTCTGGGAGCTTGGAGACGAACTGACGTTCAACAGAGAAGCCTACACCTGTACCACATAGAAGGATGAACATAGCCTCATCGAATGACTTTGGGTCATCCACTGGGAGATAGGAGCAGTTGTAACCAGCTGTGTTGTCACGGTCCAAGGCTGGTCCAGCTGTCATGAGTGCTCGCATAGAGGGCATTACATTGAGGTCAAGGATAGCTGTTTCAAGAGCATCAGCTGTGGATACATCAACCTTGTCGCCTACGAGGTTAGTCATGTAACGGTTGACTGTCTCACCCCATGTCTCACGACGACCCTCTTCGTCAAGCCAACGGGCATAACGTGATGTGTGGATGAATGCTTGGTAGTCTGTAGGTAGGTAGTTGCTGGTGCTCATCGGTTATCTCCACTCCCCTGAAGGGTTCCTCTTGCCTCACGGCTGTCTAGTTTATCAATGTTCTCGTCAAGGATACCCTGCAAGTTAGAGCCAAAGTAGTTCGAAAGGGCAGTAGCATAGAAGACTACATCCCCTAGCTCTTTGATAATATCTTTGTCTGTAAACCTTGTCTCGTCACGAAGTAGCTTCTTGATCTTCTCAGCTACCTCACCAGCTTCACCTACAAGTCCAAGGGTATTCTCAATCAAACGTGTCTGACCAGTTGTGATGATCTTATCTTCTACCCATTTGCTGTAGTCTAGTGGTTCGTATGGTTCATAGTAACTCATTCCCATAGCATCAATGTCTTCTTGCGTAATCACTCTTCAATCCTCTTCCATTCTTCCATTTCTTCATCAACATTTATGTAGTCATCGAAGTCGATAAGATTCTCGTCTATCAAGAACCTGACTACAAACTCTTCCGTTATTTCATTCTGCTCCAGAAGGAACATAAGACCGTAGTTCTCTACGAGAGCTTTCAATTTAGATTCGTAGTCAAACATCCGTCATCAACCTCCAGTGGGTAAGGGCTACGATTAAGGTTAGTTGAGTCCTTGTAGGCTGCATTGAAGTCTGAGTAGTACATCTCTATCTCAGCCCAACCTCCGCATGGCAGCAAGGCAAGACAAAGATTATACCATGAATCATCACCCAATTCAAACGGTCCTTCGATAAACTTGTGTACTTCTATGGTCGCCATTTGATCCACTCCTCTGGGATTAGTTTGTCTGCGTAAAGGAACCCATGTTTGTCACACCACATACCGTAGGTAGTCTTGGAACCTTTGTTGATCTTAGCCTTAGAGTTAGAGAATACAAAACGAATGTCAAGGTCTGGGTGTTGTTTCTTTATGAGAAGATGTTTCTTTCTATCTGATACAACAAACCTTCCCTTACTCTCAATGATGATACCGTTTGGAAGCTCGAAGTCAGGTGTGTAAGTCCTGACCTCATTGATAGCATACTTGATCTTCATCTCTTCGTACTTAACTGGTACAGACAGGGCCTTGAGTTGCTTAGATATACGATCCTCTAACCCTGATCTGTAGCCATACTTAAACCCTGCACTCATGATGAAGGTACTCGTGGTTCGTTGACTACATCAACCAAGTGGAGAGGGCCAGTACTGTAGATAAAGGTACGAGCCTCAGGCCAGCACACCTTACGGAACTCACAGTAGCTACAGGTCATGTCCAGCTTGGTGTTGGGGCTAGTCTTAGACTGAGGGATTGGAGGGATGCGATCCTCAGGGATAGGGCCAGCTACCATCTCTTTGGTGTCCAACATCTCTTGCTCTTTAGTCTTCAACTCTTCCTCAAAGTCGTAGACATCTAGGCAGATGTGTCCGTTCACCTTGTCGATAACTAGGAAAGCACCAGCTGTCTTGTTGGTTACAAGAGGGTCATCCTTAGCTGCGTAGACATAGGAGGATAGCTGCGAGATATATCCAAAGGGATCATCCTCACGTAGGTTACCTTCCTTGAACTTCTTAAAGGCATAGGGTGAGGCTGACTTAACGTCTACAGTCATGCCATCAATAACTGCATCACGAGCACCCTTGATACCGTGTACATCCAGACGATCCTGCTGACCCTGTACGTCATGTCCAGCAGCCTTAGCAATAGTCAAGGCAAGCTCTTCGATCATGTCACCGAAGAAGAACTTGAGAAGGGTGTTGGGTGTAAGTTTCTCAGCATCGTTAGTCTGGTTGATCTTGTACCAGAGCTTACGTTGACAGGGTGTACCAATAGCCGACAGGGATAGATAGCCTCGTGGCTCTTGTGGTTTACTGAACCGTTGGTTGGCTACCAGTGCGATACTGTCACCCATCATTGCGCCAAGGGTTCCGTTCCAACCACCCTTACCTTCGATCACCTCGTGCATGTCCGCCACTAGGGTGTTGATTGTCTTGTTGTTGTTGTTGCTGGTCATCTAAGTATTCCTCTATCTCATCGACTGCTTCTGCTAACATATTAATAGACTTAAAGCAGAACTGAGTTAGCTTGTCAAGCTCATGCTCTATGATTGAGTTTCTCCAACACAGATAAAGATTTACAGCTAGTGTGGCTACAATGAAGTAATCTTGGGGTATCATTTAAGGTTTAGCTCCAGCCTGTAAGCACCTTCAGGTGACTGGTGTGCAGCTATCAAGTCAAGGAACTGTTGGTAACTCATATACAACATCTGAAATTCATCCAGGTTATCGTCGAACTGACGTAGGTATACCGTCCCGTCATCCGCCAACACCATCTCTACATCCTCGAACTTATCACTGTCATCTAGTGTAGTAATAATAGATGCATCTCTCTCAAACTCTACAGTAAACATTTGTTTAGTCCTCTCTTCCTAGGATGCTGTCGAACACGAAGTCAAGGTTTGTACCTGTAGCACCACAGTAGATCAGGAGCTTCAGTCCTAACTCTTGTGCCAATGCTGCTGTGGTATCATCCATATCAAACTCTATGGTAGCACCACCGTCTTCGTGTTCAGTGAGGTTTGTTACTTTCATGTGTCCTACTTCTTCATTCCCCATAGTAATCAATCACACGGTCTAGTGCTGCTATGTCTAGGACGATAGTTTCCCAGTCCTCTGCTTCAGGGGTAGACCATAAACCCCTACGGTCACGTTTAGCCTCTAGCCGTTCCCGCATTTCAATACAAGTCTCACGAGAGCTTTTCAGTGTAGCCAAGACAACCTCGTTCATAATCTCTACAGCTGCACTTGACTGTAGCACGTTTGTTAGTGTCTCAAGTACGTTCATTTGTTTCTTCCTAGTAGCCACGCACTGTAGTCTGCTGTACACATGTAGTCCTCAAGCACTCTCTCAATGGCCTCAAGGATAGTAGGGTCATCATTATCAAGGCACAGATTGTAGTACTTCATAAGAGATACAACAACCATCTCATCTTCGTAGTCATCAGTTAGGTTGCGTAGCATCTTGTCAAAGCGTGATGTGATAATACCTGCTGCGTCTCGTGTTTGTTGGTAGTCACTCATCTGTTTCTCCCTTCAGTTTTGCGAGGGTGTCACATGCTTTGCGCAGCGCAGGCGCAAGAGTGTGTCCCTGATCTGCATAAAGACCCAAGTCTCTCGTGAATGACCTGACGCCCTCAAGAGCCTCAGTAGCCTCCGCCAGCTTGCCCTCCAGCTCCTCGATGCGGTCGGAGGCGGCTTTGTAGTCATTGTATTTTACCCAATCGCCATCACAGTCTTCCACCATCTCTGCATATGTTTGAGTATGGTGGTAGTCCAGTTGATA